AAAGTAAACGTAGCTAAAGGTACTACAAATGCCTGAAAAGCAAATCAATATGTCAGATGCTCAATATATTCTGAGCACAAAATGAATTCTGGTGCCATTTCTTCAAATTAAGGTTTCAAGCCATGGCAATTTATGGTTTTACTTTTGAAAGATTAAAAGCAATTGCACTCATCAAATAGAACTTAATTTTTAACCATAGCACCTTCGGGTGCTTTTTTTGCGAGAAGAAAATGCCAAGCCCTATTATCCAATATTTCCAATATGAACATTTACCTGAACATTTGCAGCAAGTTAGTAAGCCAATTGGTGATTTAGCTCGGCAAATGGATGAGCAACTTCCTGACGGGCCTGAAAAATCCACAGGATTAAGAAAGCTACTTGAAGCAAAAGATGCATTTGTACGCCAAGCTTTAAGTAAATAATCATTTATAGAAATGAAGCGTCCTAAAGGGCGCTTTTTTATTGCCTGCCGAAAGCGGATGCTAACGGCGAATCCGGGCGGATGCCCATTTTGTATATATAGGTTGGATGACCAATGAAACTTAAAACAGTAACAATCGACGGTAAAGTTTATGCGGAAGTAGACGGTGATAAGCCGATCTATATTCATGATGACGGCAAAGAAATGCCACATGATGCACCACACTCGGTAGCAACAATTGCACGCTTAAACAATGAAGCTAAAACACATCGTGAAGCCAAAGAAGCAGCTGAAAAAGCATTAAAAGCTTTTGAAGGAATCGAAGACCCTGCGGCAGCTAAAAAGGCATTACAAACAATCCAAAATCTCGACGATAAAAAGCTGGTGGATGCTGGTGAAGTTGAGAAAGTGAAAGCTGAAGCTATCAAGGCAGTTGAAGAAAAATATGCTCCGATTGTTGAGCAACGTGACGCACTAGAAGCCTCTTTACACAAAGAACTAATCGGCGGTGGTTTTGCTCGTTCTAAGTACATTCAAGACAACATTGCAGTACCTGTGGACATGGTTCAGGCAACCTTTGGCCATCACTTCAAAATCGAAGAAGGCAAGGTGGTTGCATACGATCCGAACGGCGAAAAGATTTATTCACGTGTCCGCCCGGGTGAACTTGCAAATGTTGATGAAGCTTTAGAGTCCTTGGTTGGTGGATACCAGCATAAAGACTTAATTCTTAAAGGTGGTAAAGGAACTGGTGGCGGTTTCCAAAGCGGGGGCAAAGGTGGAGCGCCTGCAGGAATGAAACGCAGTGAAATGTCTGTTTCTCAGAAAGCTGACTACATCAAAGAACATGGCAATGATGCCTTCCTAAAACTGCCGAACTAATCATTAAAAATTTGGAGATAAGTAGTTATGACTACAACAGTTAATTCAGACATGATCATCTACAATCAATTGGCTCAAACTGCTTATTTAGAGCGTTTGCAAGATAATTTGAATGTATTTAACCAAGCCTCTAATGGTGCAATTGTTTATCGCAATGAGATCATTGAAGGTGATTTCAATAAAGAAGCATTCTACAAAGTGGGCGGTAGCATCAAACATCGTGATGTGAATTCAACCGCCAAAGTAGTTCCAGAGAAAATTGGTTCTGGTGAATCTGTAGGTGTAAAAGTGCCATATAAATATGGTCCTTATGCTTCTACTGAAGAGGCATTCAAACGCCGTGCACGTACACCTGAAGAGTTTGCCATGATTCTTGGTTATGATTTAGCAGATGCATTGGTTGCTGGTCGTTTACAGTACAGTTTAGCCTCCTTAAAAGCAGCTATTTCTAGCAACCCGGATATGGTTGCCAAAGGCAGTATTGCTGTAGATGGGCGTAAAGCATTAACACGTGGTATGCGTAAGTTTGGCGATAAGTTTGGACGTATTAGTTTATGGGTAATGAACTCAGATACTTATTTCGATATTGTCGATGATGCAATCACTAATCAAATTTATGGCGAATCTGAAATCGTTATCTATGGTGGTTTACCGGGTACCTTAGGTAAGCCGGTATTGGTTACAGATGCCGTAGGTGATGATGATGCATTTGGTTTGCAAATGGGTGCAGTTACTGTTACAGAATCACAAGTACCAGGCTTCCGCGCGTATGACATCAATGATGAAGAAAACTTGGCAATCGGTATGCGTGCTGAGGGTACATTTAACCTAGATATTCTTGGTTATAGCTGGGATACATCAAAAGGTGAAAACCCTGACCTTACTTTACTTGGTTCAAGTGCCAACTGGAAAAAACATGCTACTAGCAACAAAATGACAGCAGGCACATTGCTTGATCTATCTGGCACAACAACAACTGGTTAACTCATAAACATCTCACTATAAGAGGGCTATTAAGCCATCTTTTTACATTTAAGAGAAATGCATCATGAAGCTAATTTATACACGTATTGCTGCTGCAGCTGCGTTAGAGGTTGGAACTATTGCCAATCCTGATTATTACGAACATCCGAATCGAAGTGCTGAAGAAGTAATTATTTACGGTGATTACCCGAAAATCCAAAATGATTACCAAGCTCTGGATATTCCTGTTGAAGTTCGCAAATTGGAAGAGCCTGCAAAAACGACTTTGGCCACTGTAAATGTAGCGGTTGGAATTACTCCAGAGCTGCAAGAAGTTATTGATAAAACTAAAGCTGAGTGTGAAAAGGTTGTTGAGGAAAACGGACAACTTAAACAGAAAATCGAAATCTTGGAACAAGCTAGTGGTGATAGTTCGGAGTTAATTTCTGAAAACTCACGTTTAAAAGATGCTGTACTCCAAGCTGACAATGCTACTAAAGCGGCTGAAGAAAAGGTAGTAAGCATTCAAGCAGAGTTTGATGCTTTTAAAAACGATATTCCCGCAATGCAAGCACGTATTGTTGAATTGGAAGCTGGAAAATCGGCAGAAAACCCAGCTACAGAAACGGCAGCTAATGATTTTGAAAACTGGTCAAATGATCAATTAAAAGAGTATTTGGCTAGTAAAAATATTGGTTACAAGCCGTCAGCAACAAAAGCAGAACTTCTTAAATTAATCCCTAAGGAATAATGCAATGAGCTTTATTACTGTAGATGACGCAAATTCAATTTTGGGCAGCGATTTTGCACCAGACAGTGATAAAGCTCGTCTGGTTCAACTGGCAAATGTCTGGATGAAAAACAGAATAGGTTTTGTACCAGATCCTATTGACCCACTTCTTAAGGATGCAGCTTGTGAAATTATCAAAGGAATTCTGGCCAAGGTAATTTATAACGGCAAAGATCAGCAGCTGAAGCGCAAGAAAGTTAAAGCTGATTCTGTTGAGTCAGAAAAAGAATATCAAGACGGATCTGAAGCAATTTCTAGCTTTGAACAGATAGCAATTGATTTTATTGACTCACTTGATTTGAAAGATCCAAATGCAAGTTTTAATGGCTTTGGCATACCTCTTTACAGGGCATGATATGGGCTTACGTGACGAAATTCAGGCAGACATTGCTGAAGCATTTAATGATGATTTAGCAGATGCCGTTCATACCTTTACATGTGAGCGGATCTCAAAAACTAATTGGGATCCTAAAACTGAAACTTCTATTGAGGTTAAAGAAAACTATTCTGGTCGTGGTGTTCTGTTTGGCTCTTACAGTCAATATGAGATCCAAACACTTGGAGTATTGGCAACGGATAAGAAGGCGACCGTGCTTCAAAATGAAGTAACTATGACTCCAAAAATTGATGATGAGTGGGAAACTGTCCTAGGTTCATTTAGAGTTATTAATATTCAGCAAGATCCTGCCAGTACAATCTGGAAATGTCAGCTTCGAAAAGTGTAGGGGCTAAAATGGTTAATCCTGATTATGTTCCTGAATGGTATATCTCGCCTTTTCAACATGTGCAGTACACGCTTGCTCGAAATCAACTACACATGGATTTGTTATTTGAAGATATGGATAAGGCCGATCAATTTTTGGATATGGGAGCGGATGCGCAAGTTAGTACTTTTTCTGATGGCGCATATGCAATCGTCCAAATTGGTGATACGGCGGATAAAGACCGAATTCAAGTTTATGGATTGCTTTTACATGAAGCTGTTCATGTCTGGCAAAAGATTAAAAAGCTCATGGGTGAACGAGAACCGAGCTCTGAGTTTGAAGCTTATTCAATTCAGGCGATCGCTCAGGATCTTTTTAAGATGTATGAGGAAAGCGAGGTTAAAAGTCATGGGGTGGAAGGGGAAAAAGCCGACTAGTTTTAGTCTTGATGTGTCTAAAGCGGCAGAAGACCATGTGAAGAATATTGTCATGGATACTGTGCAATCCTTAGTTAATTTAAGTCCCGTCGATACTGGAGCATACCGTGCTTCACATATTGTTTCGGTTGGATCTGGTGACTATGACATACGTGTACCTGAAACTAACCCAATTCAAGATGCTGCTATTCAAGCTGTAAAGATTAAATTGGGCAATTTGGTCTACATACAGAATAACCAGCCTTATGCTGAGCGCTTAGAAAACGGCTGGTCTGATCAAGCGCCACAAGGTATTTATGGCCTCACTTTTAATTTTATTTCTCAAAAGTACGGTGGCTAAAATGGCAATGACTTTAGAGCAGACTAGGCAAGCTATTATTGATCGCATGCAAAGCTTTACAGGTATTGCTCAGGAACGGATTCAGTATCCAAATGCACCAGGCTTTACTGTACCAACAAAAGGTGTATGGTGCCGCTTAACGATTGCAGGCGGTCCGAGTTTTACTTCAGGTATTGCAGATAAGCCATGTACTCGCCGTACCGGTAATATCATGGTTCAATGCTTTGCACGTCCCAATTCAGGAATAATTGAAATCACAAAATTGAGTGATGCATTACTTGCTCATTTTGAATATTTCACAATCGAACACTTAGAATGTTTGAATGGCCAATCTATTTATGCGGGTAAAGATGCTGACTTCATTCAATACAATGTATCAATAAGTTTTTTAGTTAACTAAAGCACATAACAAACCAATCTTTCACTACCACCTCATCGGTGGTTTTTTTATGTCTAAAGGAAACACTTATGAGCAATCATGTTTTTAAGCGTGGTAACACATTCAACTTAAATTTGCAGCTAGTTGATACGGATGATGCACTGCAATATCCAGCCAATGATGTACGTCGAGCAATCGATTTAACGGGGTATACCTTTACTTCGCAAGTTAAAACTCTGGACGGAACCGCCGTAGCAACGTTGACTTGTGCAGCGTTAAGTCAAAGCACTCAGAAAGGCTGGCTCAATATTAAATCAGGAACAAGCACTGCAACTTGGCCTTTAGGGCTGTGTCAGATGGATATTAAAGCTGTAGTTAGTGGTACTACGCAGCACACTGAGACTCTGACTTTTCAGGTAATTGATGGGGTAACTGCATAATGGCAAATCT